GTTGGGCGGGTAGCCGGCGCGGGGCTCGGTGTCGCTGGTCGCGTGGGTGCGTCTGCGCTTCGCGTGGGAGGTGGGTTGGCGCGAGGGGCGCTGGGCGCTGTGGGGGCCATCGTAAGGTCGCCGCTCGCCAGAGGGGCGCTCGGCATCCTTGGGCGAGTGGGTGCACGAGGTGCGTTGGGGCTGCTGGGGCCGATTGGCATTGCAGCGGGCGTTGCTCTGACAGGCTGGGAGATTTATCAAGCGGTCAAGGGAGCCAAAGGGAGTCCCACTGGTTCGCCAGTTAAGCAAACGAATGAATCCGCCAGCAGTGTGGTGAAGGTGCCGGAGCCGAAGCTCATTTACCTCAAGGGCGATGTGACGATGGACGGTCGGTCCGTTGGTCAAGTGGTCTGGAAGCAGATCGAGGGCCACTTGGCGCGCCCGCAAACTGGATCCGGCAATTTCAACGCCGGCATGAATCTCATGCCATCTGGACTGTGATCAACCATGTCTGACTTCACTCTCAAACTCGGACAGAATTTCCAATTCAAGGGCCTGGAAATTCCCGAAACCATCTCGTTTGGTGGCACGCAAAAGCTGGCCCTGCATGACCTGGTGGGCGGCACGCGCGTGATTGACTCGATGGGGGCGTTTTGTGCTCCTGTCGAGTGGTCTGGCTGGCTGCTTGGCACAGAAGCACTCGCTCGCGCCCGCGAGCTGGATGACATGCGCGTGAGTGGCAGGGAGTTCGTACTGCAGTGGTCCGAGATCTGCTACATCGTGGTGATTCGCGAGTTTCGCGCGGATTTCCAGCGTGCCTACAAGATCCCGTACAAGATCTCGTGCGAAGTGTCGAGTGATATGTCCAAGTACACGATGCAGGATGAAAAGCCGAGCATTGATGGCCAGATCAAGGCCGACGCCGCCACCGCCACCGACATGGTCAACACCATTGGCGACGGCACGTTGTCTGACCTGATCACTTCCGTCAACTCGGCGATCGACAACGTGGCGAGCTTCGCCAATGCCGCGCAGTCGACGCTCAGCAACGTCGTGCAGAAGATCACGGCGTTTCGCGATCATGTGCAGAAGCTGGTGGTCTCCGCCAACAACGCGCTGACGCAGGCGGCAACGCTGGGCGGCATCTTGCCGAACAACGCGCTCTCGCAGCAGGTGACAAAGTTGACCGGCCAGATCAACTCGGCGTTGAGCTTGCCCGTGCTGGTGCAGCTGGATCGGCTTGCCGGCCGCATGCAGACGAACATCGCGTCGGTCTATAAGAGTGCCAAGCATGCGGTGGTGGTTGGTGGTGATCTGATGAAGATGGCGGCCAAGGAGTACAACGATGCGATGGCCTGGACGGCGCTGGTCAAGGCCAATCCGGATCTCGCGTGGGACCCCTTGATACAAGGCATCAAGACGTTGATCGTTCCACCCAACAAAGACAACGCCGGCGGCTTGCCGAACCCATAGTTCCCCACACCGCTTTCACCAACTGGACAGCCCCGCATTGCGGGGCTTTTTTCATATGAGCCTGAACACGCTACCCGTGATACCCGTGGTGCGGCGGCCCCGCACCATTGTGAAGGTGGGCAATGAGATTGCATCCGCCTGCGTGAGCTGGTCGATCCAGAGCAACTCGTACGAACAGGCAGACACATTCCAGATCACGCTGGCGGCCAGCGCTTTGCCGCAGGACCGCGATGCGAACTGGTTCTCCAGCCAGTTGGACCTGGTGGTGGAGATCTTTGCCGGCTTCCCGTCGGACCCGCAGAAGTACGACGAGAGTGACCTGGCAAGTCAGATCTACGGCCGCGTGGACAGCGTCGAGTTCGATCCGGTGGCAGCCCAGCTCACGCTGAGCGGCCGGGATCTGACCGCCTTGTTCATCGACGAGCAGGTCACGTTGCAGTTTCAGAACATGACGGCATCGAAGGTTGCTGCAACGCTGGCGACGGCACACGGCTTGCAAGCCCTCGGCCCGGAGACCACTCGCAATATCGGCAAACAGTACGCGCACGACAACGTCAGCCTGACGGCGCAACGCACCGAGTGGGATTTGCTTGCCGCGTTGGCGCGCGAAGAGGAGTTCGTCTGCTACGTAAAGGGCAAAACGCTGTACTTCGGCCCGCGCCCGCCGCCGCCTCCAGAGCCTTACGAGTTGCGTTGGACGGAAGACGCATACCGCAACCCAACCGCGAATGTGTCTAGCCTGCAACTGTCTCGCGACCTGACCGTGGCCAAGGGCGTGACGGTTGAAGCGAAATCCTGGCACTCCAAACAAAGCAAGCCATTCGTGGCCCGCTACAGCAACGCACCGGACGGCGGCAAAGGGAAAAAGCCGACGCACACCGTCCAACGCGATGGTCTGGACCAGGCCGGCGTGCAGCGCCTGGCCAAGCGAAAGCACGACGACGTCGCTCAGCACGAGATGAAGCTGCGTGCGCGTCTGCCCGCTGACGACCTCCTCACGCCCACCGACATCATCCGCCTGACCGGCACCGGCACGAACTTCGACCAAGACTACCTGATCGACAGCATCACCCGAAGCATGAGCCTGGGCGAAGGCTACGTGATGGAGGTCTCGGCCAAGAACATCAACAAGGACACGAGCCAATGATTCAACAGCTACGCAATCAGATGGTGCTCGCCGCAATGATGGCGCAGTCGAACCGCGCGGAGAACCGCATCGGCATCGTCACCAGCTACGACGCGGGCACGGCCTCGGCGCGCGTGCGTCTCCAACCTGAAGATCCCACCGACCCAGCGCGCTCGCTGACCGGCTGGATGCCTGTTGCCTCTGCCTGGGTCGGCAATGGCTGGGGCATCGACGCGCCGGTCAGCCCGGGCGATCAGGTGGAGGTGCAGTTTCTGGGCGGCGACATCGAGAACGGCTACATCTGCGCGCGCCTCTTCAGCGACCAGGCGCGGCCAACCGGGGCGCAATCCGGTGAATTTTTTCTCTCACACGCATCGGGCTCCAAGCTGCAGTTCCACAACGACGGCACGGTCACGCTTATCAGCGCGGGCACGCTCACCAGCCAGGCGCCGCAGTGGAACCACAGCGGCCCGTTACAGATTGACGGCACGCTACTGGTGACACAGACCATCACCGGCCAGGCGGGGATGGCGGTGTCGGGCAACAACGGCTCCGGCAACTCAATGAGCATCAGTGGCAACACGCAGTTCAGCGGGCAGGTGTCGGCCAATGGCCACCGCATCGACGACACGCACCGCCACTCCGGAGTGCAGTCCGGTTCCGGCAACACGGGGAGCGTGGCATGACACAGCAACTTCTGAACGATGTGAACCACTGGGTGGGAGACGACATCGGCGTCTCGCCCACGGGCGATCTCGGCCTCGCCAGCGCGGATCTGCGCACGCAGCAGCGCATCGTGCGGCGCCTGGTGACCAACCCTGGCGATTACATCTTCCACACCGATTACGGCGCGGGCCTGCCGCAGAAGATTGGCGAGACGCTCGACATCCCGGCGCTGCGCGGCCTGATCCGCACGCAGCTGGTGCTGGAGTCTGGTGTTGCGCAGTCGCCCGAGCCACAGGTGGACGTGAACGCCATTACCGGCGGCGTCAGCGTGCGCATTCTGTACACCAGTTCGGTCACACGCGAGCCGGTGTCCCTTCAATTCAATGTGAGCAAGTGAAATGTCCATTCAGACGCAAGACTGGGTGACGCTCGTGCGCAACCAGGTGGCGGCCATCCAGGGCTATGCCAAAGTGCTGGTCGACCTGACGGTCGGATCGGTGCTGCGTGCCGTCGTTGAAGCCAACGCGGCGGTCACGGTGTGGCTGCAGGGGTTGATCCTGCAGGTCATGGCGATTACACGGGCGTCGACATCGAGCGGTGCCGATCTCGATTCGTGGATGGCCGATTTTGGTTTGACACGCTTAGCCGCAGTGCCAGCGACGGGCAGCGTGACGTTCTCGCGCTTCACGGTCACGCAGCAGGTGCTGGTGCCGCTCACGGCCGTCGTGCAAACCAGCGACGGCACGCAGCAGTTCAACGTGATCGTCGACACGACCAACCCTGCCTACAGCGCCACCCTTGGCGGCTACGTGATTGCCGCAGGCGCGGCCGGCGTGACGGTGCCGGTACAGGCCCTGGTGGCCGGATTGGCCGGCAATGCAGTCGCGGGCGCGGTCTCTACCATCGTGGGGGCTATCTCCGGGGTCGATACGGTTATCAACGCGGCTGCGTTCGTCAACGGTGCCGATGCGGAGTCGGACACTGCGCTGCGCACGCGCTTCATCGCGTACGTGGCCAGCTTGTCGAAGGCGACCAAGACCGCTATCGGCGCGGCCATCGCCAGCGTCAAGCAAGGGCTGACGTACGCGATTCTGGAGAACCAGACATATGCGGGGCTGCAGCAGAACGGTACGTTCATCGTGATCGTGGATGACGGCACAGGCTCACCCCCGTCAACGCTGTTGTCGAGCGTGAGCAATGCAGTGGATGCCGTACGGCCGCTGACCAGCACGTTCTACGTGTACGGGCCGGTGGTGACCAACGCCACGGTGGCCATGACGATTGCGACCGCGCCGGGCTACACGCACCAGACCATCACGGCCCAGGTGCAGACAGCCTTGCTGAACTACATCAACACGCTGCCGTTGGGGACCACGCTCACGTATTCCCGCTTGGTGCAGGTGGCGTATGACGCTTCGCCTGCAGTCATCAACGTCACAGGCACGCTGCTCAACGGCGGTACGTCGGATCTGCCGGCCAGCAGCCTGCAGGTCATCAAGACCACCCTCAACTCCATCACGGTGTCGTAATGGCAACAGGTGACCAACAAGACATCTTCACGCGCCTGCGTGGCTATCTGCCGCGCTGGTTTGGTGACACTGCGCAATCGCCTGTCATCAACGCCCTGCTGCAAGGCCTTGCGTACAGCGGCGCTTACGTCTACGGCCTGTATGCCTATGCCAAACAGCAGACGCGCATTTTGACGGCGTCGGATGGTTGGCTGGACATGATCGCGGCGGACTTTTTCGGGTTGTTGGTACAGCGCAAGAGCGGGCAGTCTGATGCGTCGTTCCGCGCCAACATCATTGCCAACCTATTCCGCGAACGCGGTACGCGCAATGCCATCGTGCGGGTGCTGACGGACTTGACCGGCCGTCCGCCGACGATCATCGAGCCGAACCGCCCTGCGGATTGCGGTGCCTACGACGCGCCTAACTGCGGCTATGACAGGGCGGGCGCGTACGGCCAGGTGTCGTTGACCTACCAGGCGTTCGTGCTGGCGTATCGACCGCTCGGCAGCGGCATCCCCAATGTGGCCGGTTACGACAAATCTCCAACCGGCTACAGCGTGCCGTCACAAGGCGAGTACGCCGACCTGTCGATGAGCAGCAACACCGTGTCCGATGCCGACATCTACGCCGCCATCGAATCCGTGCGGCCGGCGGCTTCCATCGTCTGGACACGCATCAGTTCCTAGGCGCACGCGCCTTTCTTTCCCACCGACAGCCCGGCAACACGCCGGGCTTTTTCATTTGGAGAACAGTCTTGGATCGTCAGATTGTCTATAGCGGCCAAGTGCCGCAAACCACAGACCTGCTGAACACGAATCGGCAGACCATGATCGCGCTGGCAAAGCTGTGCGCCGATCTGTTCGGCACGTCCACCGTGGTCTCGGGCCTGAACTGCGTGCCTACCTCGCCTGCCTCGATGAGTGTGAACATCACACCGGGGCAGATCTATCAGCTCGCCAACATTGACGGCACGCCATACAGTGCGCTGCCGGCGGACACCGCGCACAGTCTGCTGAAGCAAGGCATCTTGTTGGACGCGCAGTCCTTTGCGCTGACTGCGCCATCTACCACTGGCTACAGTCAGAACTACCTGATCCAGGCGGCGTATCTGGATAACGACATCAACAACGTCGTGCTGCCGTACTACAACAGTGCGAATCCGTCGCAGGCATTCAACGGGCCGGGCGGCAGCGGTGCCGCGCAGCCGACTACGCGTGCGGGGCAGGTCTCGCTGCAGCTTGTGCCGGGTACGGCGGCGCCTACCAATACGCAAGTCACACCAGCGGTGACCGCGGGGTATGTCGGACTGGCGGTCGTCACGGTCGCCAACGGGCAAAACACCGTTACCAACGCCGGCATTGTTCCTTATCCGAATGTGCCTACGGCACCGACGGGTGGTTTCCTCGCAGGGATCGGTGAACGCTTCTCCAGCATCCAGAACGTTGCAACATCAACCGGGCTAACCACGGCTGCTCTGGGTGCGCTGATGAACGTGACGGCCAGTGGCCAGACCATCACACTGCCTCCCGCGGCCAATTGCCCGAATGGCACGAGCGTTTGTGTTGCCTACATGCAAGCGAGTGGTTCGACCACGGTCACGCGCAACGGCACTGACACGCTCGCGTTCGGACAGGGCAGTGGTGCCAACAGCCTCACGCTGAATCCGGGCGAGGCGGTGCAGTTTGTGTCGAACGGGGTGAACGGGTGGGTGAGCGCTGGGCAGACGTTGACCACGGGGGTGACGCCGCCGCAGTTTGATAACAGTACGAAGTTGGCGACGACGGCGTTTGTTCAAAAGAATGGTATTGCGCCCCAGTCGGTTCTTGGCATCACCGGTGCAACCACGCTTACCGCCGCACAGACAGCGGGGGCGATCATTGTTGCCTCCGGAAGCGGTTCGTACACGATTACGATGCCAGTTGCCTCGACTATGCCAAGCAATGGACTTGTTTGGTTCGTTAATGCCAGTTTACAACCGCTCTCGATTGCTCGGCAGGGGTCGGATGCGTTCAACATCATCAATGGCGCGGGGGGATACCAGTCACTTACCTTGCAGGTAGGTGATTGGCTAGTGCTATGCATGAACGGCCCGAATAATTATTTGGCAGTTGGAGGAAGCCATCAGTTACCGTATTCCGCATTGTTTAGTTCGTCACTGCAAGGTAACGGCTATCAAAAGCTGCCCAATGGACTCATCCTGCAATGGGGTCTCGCCACTTTCCCGGCTACCGGTACGGCGCAACTCATGAACTACACGTTGCCCATCACATTTCCGAATGCCCTGCTATCTGTGGCCGTCACCAGTACCGAGAACGGTAACAACAATGATGCCCCTGTTCAGTGGCGTCAGAGCGGTTCCAACCGGTCCAATGTCCAGATCTACTGCTATTCAACCTTCGCGAATGCAACCGGGGCTTCGGTTCTGGCGATTGGCTACTAATCCGGAGTCATCATGAACCAAAAATTCGCCGCACACGATTCCCAAGGCCACATCACGGCCTATTACGACAGCATCGACAGCCCAGTCCCAGAAGGCGTGACCAACATCATTGAGATCACGCATGACGAGTGGCAAGCCTGCCTGAATCAACCCGGCTACGCGGTGACGAACGGAACGTTGGTCGCGCCGCTGCCGCCAACCGAAGCGCAATTGCTGAAGCAAGCGCAGGCTGGGCTATCAAACAAGGTCAACGCAGCGTGCGCCAACGCTTTGGTCGGAGGATTCACCTCGTCGGCACTCGGCGGTGCGCACGCGTATCCATCGCAGGATGACGATCAACGCAACCTGCAGAACGCAGTCAGCGCAGCAGCCATCGCACCGTCCAACTGGACTACCCCCATCTGGTGCGCCAGCAACGACGCCTGGTCATTCGCCCCACACACCGCAGCCCAGGTCCAGCAAGTCAACGCCGACTGGCTCGCCTACCGCGTCGCCGCCCAACAGAAGTACGCCGGCCTGATCGCCAAGATCAACGCCGCAACCAGCATTGAAGAGGTGCAAGCCATCGACTGGTAACCACCACCATCTCAGCAACACAGCCCGCCATTGCGCGGGCTTTTTTAATTTCCGGGGGGAACCGATGTCCGAACCTATCAGCAGCAGTGCCGCGGCGGGGGCCGCGGGCGCGGCTGCCTTCAAAGCCATCGGCGGGCCTGCAGCCGTGGCGGGTTGCGCCAGCGCGCTCGCCACCATCGTCGTGATGGTGATGACGTTGCCGCGCGCGCGGGGCGAGTGGGCCGTTGCGCTCATCTCCACCGTCATCGCCAGCCTGAGCGGCGGCGCTGCAGTCATCCAGTACTTCGGCATGGCGCATTGGATCGGCACGGCCAACGGTGCCATGGCGCTTGGCGGCATCTACTTCGCCTGCGGCCTACCGGGCTGGGCGCTCGTGCGCTGGCTCTTCAACTTCATCAACAAGCGACGCGACGATGACCTTGCTGAGGTCGTCGACGACGTGCGCGAAACACTGAACAAGGCACACCATGGCTGAACCTCTTCTGACGGCGACACAACTACGGACCATCATGCCGAACGCGGGCTCACGCGCCGATGTGTTCGCGCCCATCCTTGCCGATGTGCTGTTGTTCCGGCAGATCAACACGCCCGTGCGCATTGCCGCGTTTCTGGCGCAGGTCGGGCACGAGTCAGGGCAACTGCGATTCTTGCGTGAACTGTGGGGGCCGACGCCCGCACAGCGCGGCTACGAGGGCCGTGCAGACCTGGGCAACACGCAACCCGGCGACGGCAAGCGCTTCCTCGGCCGTGGCCTGATCCAGATCACCGGCCGCGCCAACTATCGTGCGTGCGGCATCGCCTTGGGGCTGGACCTGGAGGCGCAGCCCGAATTGCTCGAACAGCCCGCGCACGCAACTGCATCGGCAGCGTGGTTCTGGTTGCGTGGTGGGCTCAATCGCTTTGCGGATCAGGACACCGAAGCCGCCTTTGTGGAGTTGACCCGCCGCATCAACGGCGGCACCAACGGCATCGATGACCGACGCGCATTGTGGTCGCGCGCCCGCGCTGTTCTTGCAACCCATGCGGGAGTTGTCACGCCATGAGCCTGCTCGATCCCCGCTTGTGGGGCGGTGCCATTCTGGCGCTGGCCCTGGCGTTTGGTCTTGGCTACGGCATGGGTGATCTGCATCGCATGCGCGAGGAGCGTACGGACGCCCTCAAGCGTCAGGTTGCCGCGGCCAAGACCGAGACCCGCCAGGCTGAAGTCACCGCCCAGGTTGCCGACCAGGCCACGCGGGCGCAGACCCAAATCCAGACGGTCTTTCGAGACCGTATCCTCTATCGCGATCGCGAGGTACCCCATGAAGTCGTTGTGCGCGACGATGCTGCTTGCCGTATCCCTGGCCGCTTTGTCGGCATGTGGAACTCCGCCAACCGTGCCGAGCTTCCCACCACCGCCGGCCTCCTTGATGAGGCCCCCAGTGGCGTTGTCCTCTCTGACGTTGAAGCCCAGCACGAGCGCGAAGCCGAAGCTTTCCACGCCAACGCCCAGCAACTGAAGGACCTGCAGGATTGGGTGGTGCGGCAGGCGGGTATTGCGAAAGCGCAGGAGTGATGCGCGGGGTGGTCAGTCGATGATGTCGGCGCAGGCATCGGTGGGGGCCGCCGCCACGTGCCCCACCAGCGGCACCATCTTCAGCCCCGCCGATGCGACCCGGCAAGGTGCCGCCACCACACCACAGCCGGAGAGGAGTGCGGTGCCAATTAGGGCGATGGCTAACAGAAGGCGTTTCATCGTGTGTGGGGCAGGAGGGGGCAGAAGCGATGTCGCGCAGTGTGACACAGGCCCGCCTACAAACCTGTGCGTGTTTGTATCGGGAAATGACAATCTGTGCGGCGCATATGCCGTTGGTGCGCCGCAAGAAAGTGAAGCCATCCCAGTCGTTCGGCGGGCGTACAAAGCTGACTTTTTTCAAAAAAGTCACATCTCCAGTTTGCGCAAACAAACCCGCTAAGCCTTTCTGTAAGCCACAAAACCAGTTGTGATGCGGGTTTTCCCGTAATTTCTAATATGGCAACAATAAATTGTTTGTCGCGACATTTATTGTCTTAACAGGCTCGCCTACGATGAGTCCATCGAATGCGGCGCCGCAGCGAAACAGTCCAAGAGAAGTACCGGATACCTGCCTGACGCGCTGCGCCCATCTGGAGAAGACATCATGAAAGCCCAACGTACCCTGATTGCTGCCCTGATCGCCCTGGCCACCGTGCCCGCCCTGGCCGCTACGAAGTTCGACGTGTACACCCAAGGCGCCGCAGCCGGCCAACGTTTTGACGTCTACACGCAAGGCGCAAAGGCAGGCAGCAAGTTCGACCCGTACACCGAAGGCGCGAAGGTGGGCGACAAGTTTGATGTGTACAGCCAAGGCGCGCTGGCCCGTGCCGGCAAGTTCGACACGTACACGGAAGGCGCCAAGGCCGGCAGCAAGTTTGATCCGTACACCGAAGGTGCACTGGCTCGTGCTGGCAAGTTCGACACGTACACGGAAGGCGCCAAGGCCGGCAGCAAGTTTGATCCGTACACCGAGGGTGCACTGGCTCGTGCTGGCAAGTTCGACACCTATACGGAAGGCGCCAAGGTTGGCGACAAGTTCAACACGTTCACCGACGGCGCCAACGCCTGA